ACGGATTGTTCCCGGATATTAACGACCCGGCGGACGACCCAGAACCGAACGACGAAACGGCGGAAATGTAAGAGTATGGAACCGTATTTGTTGACAGACCGGGACGAATACAATTATTGCATCCAAAGGGGGTATAATCCCCTTTTGGATTTGCGTAATTTCCGCATGGATATTCGTTTGAGGGTTGAGATACAACGGGAATTGTTCGGGCATTGTATTACGGGACGGGGCGCAAATATCATGGCGGCAAATGAACGCTTTTTCCGTTGGGTTTGGGAGCATAAGCCGCACCGATGTGAGGAATGTTTAAAGCCGTTACGGAATTATTCCGCCGTTTATTGTTCGCATATATTGACCCGTGGAGCGTTTCCCGAAATGGCGCATGATGCAAGAAATATAAATATACTATGTTTTGAACATCATTCATGTTGGGAGAATGGGGATAAAACGAAAATGCGTATATATTCCGGCAATATGAGAATGATTGAATTAATGAAAAATGAGTATGCAAATTTGGAAAGATATTGAGGGTTACAAAGGACATTATCAAATTTCTAATTATGGCAATGTTCGTTCCTTAAAAAAGGATGCGTTTCTAATGAAAGGCGGATATTTGAAAGGATATAAAATAATTAGTTTATGGAAAAATGGAACCGGGAAAATGTTCCGTGTTCATAGATTAGTTGCGGCGGCTTTCATTCCGAACCCGGAAAACAAACCATGTATCGACCATATCGACGGCAACCGAGCCAATAACCATGCAGATAATTTGCGTTGGGTTACGGTTAAAGAAAATCAGAATAACCCAATAACAAAATCTAAATGGATTGGAAAAAAAGCGAACCCGCACCACGAAAAAGCGGTTGAGCAAATAAAAAACGGTATTGTTGTAAATGTGTTTGTTAGCATACAGGAAGCCGCCCGAAAAGGCAATTTTTCGGCAACGGCAATTTGTAAGGTATGTAAAGGGAAAGGAAATTTGCATAAGGGTTATAAATGGAGATATAAAAAATGAGAATCAAAAAGAGGCAACCCGATTACGGGGCAATTTCCCGCCGTTCAATCAAAAATGATTTCAGACGGGTACAAACATACCCGGAAAGGGAGAAACGCCCGCAAATCGAAAATCCGCCCGAAATAAATGCAGAAAGACGGGTTTTGTTTGTTGGCGAAAATTCAGGTTATTACAAATTGCGTTCTTTCATTGTTGGTAAATTGGTTCGATTAGTTCAAAAATCAAGCGTCGGCGGTTGGGTTTGTGAGTTCGTACACGACGACGACCGAAAAGCGATAAACCATGCCGCCGGATGGTCGGACAATAAGAAACAATATTTGTTGGATTGCGTAAAATTCAAGTGACATGAAAATAAAATCAAAAACCGGATATAAAATTGCGTTATACACGTTCGTGACGTTAACGGTTGCGTCTTATATGTGGGCGTTGTATAGTATCATTGTTTGGATAATTAAAGCGTTTTTTGTATGAGTGTAAACAAGGTTATTTTGATGGGACATACTGGGAAAGCCCCGGATTTTAAGGAGTTCGACAACGGGGGTTGCGTGGCGACCTTTTCGTTGGCAACCACGAAACGAGGTTATACCACAAAGGACGGGCGGCAAATCCCGGAGCATACCGAATGGCATAACGTCGTATTGCAAAACGGGTTGGCAAAGGTCGCCAATCAGTACGTCAAAAAGGGCGACAAACTGTATATTGAGGGCGAATTGAGAACCCGGAGTTATGACGATGCGCAAGGCGTCAAACGGTATGTTACCGAGATAGTCGCAACCAATATGGAAATGTTGACCCCGAAAGCGACCGGAGCCGGGGCGCAAGTACCGCCGCCGCCCGTGCCGGATGCACCCGCCCCCGACGGAAACGACGATTTACCATTTTAAGCCGTTGACGATATGGGAGCGATAAACGGACGGGTTATTTACAGCCCAAAAGGTAAAGCCGGGGAATACGCCGAGAACGCCGCCAATTTCTTTGTCGGTTGTTCCAACGGTTGTACTTACTGTTATTTGCGCAAAGGTCGTGGCGCAAAGGTATTGGGAGGCAGTCGCCCGGAGTTGAAAAAGACGTTGCGGGAATATCCATACGCTTTGGATATTTTCAAAAACGAATTGTTGGCGCATAAGGAGGAATTGCAGAAAACGGGGTTATTCTTTTCGTTCACGACCGACCCGTTGTTGCCGGAAACGGAACGGTTGACCCGTCAAGCGGTCGGCGTATGCCAACGCCACGGCGTCCCGGTTAAGATATTGAGCAAATGCGCCGAGGGGTTGAACCGCTTCATTGATTTTGCCGAGGCGTCCGAGGGTTGGGACGTGTCCCGTATCGCTTTGGGCGCAACGTTGACAGGTTGCGACGAATTAGAGCCAAAAGCAAGCCCAAACCGGATGCGTATAAACGCATTGGCACGGGCAAAACGCCACGGGTTCCGTACCTTTGCAAGCGTTGAACCAATCCCCGTGGGAATGTTTGACCGGGCATTTTCTGTAATTGCTTTGTCGTACCCCTTTGTTGACTTGTTTAAGATAGGATTACAAAGCGGTTGCAGATATACAAAGCGGGAAACATTGACGTTTTACAACGACGTGTTCGACTATTGGGAGGCGCACCCGGACAAAACACCCCGGATATATTGGAAAGATAGTTTTGTAAGAGCGTCCGGGATTGACCGGGAAACATTGCCCGGTTATTGTGTCCCGGCAAATTGGGATTTGTTCAATGAAAAGAAATGAAATAAGGGTTGAAATTCCCGCCGATTGTCGATTAGTTGGCGTAAGGACGGACGGCGATGTTGCCGTTATCATTTACGAACCAATTCCAAGCGTCCGGCAAATTGGATTTATCCATTACCCGGAACCAAACGACGAAAACGAGGACGAACCCGATAATAAAAATGATTATGCAGTATAATAACAAAGATTATAAGCCGAAATTGCACGACCGTTGGCGTGCATTAACCGTTAAAAACCCGTATGCAACGCAGTTGGTAACGGCGGCGTATGAGGACAACGGAATTGTTTACGGAGAAAAATGTATTGAGGTACGCAGCAAAAACACGCCGTACCGGGGCGATTTAATGGTTTGTTCGTCTGCTAATCCCGTAATTGCGGGATATGAAAGCGGCGTTACTTTGGGATTGGTTGAATTGTACGACGTTAAGCCCGTCGCCGATTTTACCCCGGAAGATTGGGAGAATACCCGCATACCGCCCGAAAAACGTAAATCCATTACAAAGGGGTTCGGTTGGCTGATGCGGAACCCCCGCCGGGTTATTGAATTCCCGGTTAAGGGGCAATTAGGTATCTATAATCTCGTATATACAAAAGGTTGTATTGTCGAATATCCTAAAGTTATGGTATTGGATAAAGAGGCATACAATAAAATAAAAGAAACGTATTAGTTTGTTGTATTATGGTTTAATATTATCTTTGCAAAAAAAAGATGGAAAATTGGAAGTTTATAAACGCTAATTATGAAGTTTCAGACAAAGGTAATATAAAGTCTGTAAATTATCGGGGAACGGGTAAAAGTGCGATACGAAAGCAATCTATTAGTAAAAACGGATATATGCGGGTAATACTATCAGATAATGGTAAAAACAAAACATATTTCGTTCATAGATTAGTTGCGGCGGCTTTTATTCCGAACCCGGACAATTTGCCGGAAATAGACCATATCGACGGCAACCGAGCCAATAACGATGCGACTAATTTACGTTGGTGTACGAGAAAGCAAAATTTGAATTATCAAAAAGCAATTAATAATAAACGTGAAACCATGAAGAAAGTAAATACATGGTTTAAGAAAACCGGAAAAGATAATCACAATGCAAAACCCGTTTATCAATATGATTTAGAGGGTAATTTTATAAAGAAATGGGATTGCATACATGATGCGCAAAGATGCGGTTTTAATCATGGAAATATTATTAGTTGCTGTAAGGGACGTTTAAAACATTATAAAAAATATATTTGGAGATATGAGTAAAAAACAGGTTGGAATTATCCGCAACAATGGCGACGTACATACGGCGCAAATTGGGTTCCATATCGGACGGGTTGGCGTATCTGTTTACGTCCGGGAATATTGGAAATATAAGAGTTGGTTTATTGTTCCCGGCGTGTCCGTGGATGCGGTCAACGGTTACGACCGTTACGTTGACATTGAGGCAAAAATATTGTTTGTCGGCATTGGCATACGGTTTATATGGATTAAAAGAAAGGTAAAACGATGAAAGCAA